CCGCTCATTATGGTGATGTCCAGTTAGCGACTGGCAGAGACGAGATTTTCTCGTTCTCACCCCCTGAACCCCAGGTACAGCCTGGGAAGGGAGGATGCATTGCGCATCCTCTAGGAGAGTGTATTGCACACTCTCCCCCTCAAGGGGGGCACACTGCGTGCCCTCTTGGAGGCTGTATTGCACAGCTTCCACCTGGAGGGTGTATTACACCCTCTCCCCCTGACGGGGAGCGTGAGCGCTCCTCGGAGAGCTGTATTGTACAGCTCTCATCTGGAGAGTGTGTTATACACACGTCATCCAACCCCCCCAAACCCCTTCGGGACCCCCCAAAATCTGAGGCGACTAGAAATAGTGCGTACCTCAGTGCCCAGCGACTCCTTGAGATGGAGTGTCTCCTTTACTCTGATAAAGAGTGGGATACACCCGAATCTTTTTGGATAGCCAACCCCCCCCAGTATGACCCAGAAATTGTTTCTGAAGTCAGTTCTGAGATTCTCTCAGAGCCTAATTTGCACAATGTAGTTAGTACAGGAGTTGTATTGCACACCTCCACCCCTTGTCCACTCGATCAAGAGGATGAACTAAATTCATCTATTGACGCCCACTCAATCCCCATTTTTCAGGATATTTCATATCTAGGATTGAAGTCGGCTTCGGACCAAATTAGTGAGAATTTCGATTCTCACGCCTCTGGTTTAGCAAGACTTGCTAGAGACTTTCACCCAGAAACAGTAATGTTTCAGGAGAGAGCTCATGCAGCCTTGGCTAAGACCCATGCCAGATTAGATCTGATAGCAGGAGATTCTCTGATAGTAACCCTATTAGGATCTTTTTCTATCGATTTGCCCCGAGATATTTATGTTAAATCTCACACAATCAATGACTTGACCAGACATGTTACTTTGTCTCATCAAGGTCAGATTTGGGCTATTTCTTTGAATTTTGCAATTACCATTTTGAATGGAAATGCAACTAGAAGACCTAAAGCTAAGATCAAAAAAGAAGGCCAGAGCTCAGGAAAGAGAGCTACTGGTATGAATTTTCCCAAAGATGTTCCTTTTATCCCTGGAACTTCTTACCCCCAATATAGCATCAAATTCACTGCAAGTGAATGGCCAAGCTATGTTCGTACCCCTTCAGATTTACGAAATTATTATTTGTTATTTATGGATACCGCCTCTAAAAGAGGATGGTTTCGTAGATCTGTTACCCAGGTGAGATCTGATATTACCGCTATCTTATCTCCCCAAACCCCTACTACCTTAACCTTGGAAAGAATTAGAGCAATTAAGCTCATTCCTAGATTTTCCAAAGGTTTTGTTGGTCCATTTTCTAATTTTCTTAAGAAATTGAGACCTTTAGTAGCCAAATTTCAGATGTTTTCGTCTGTTAATCAAGTTAGAAGGTCCTTAGCCACTGCTAAACAAGTAGTGAGCTTAGGAAATTCTATATCTTGGTTGACAGATACTCATAGAGATTGTCACAATTGGATTAGAGAGAAAATTACTGATAATGCAGCCGTCCACGGTTTAGTGGATATAGTTGCAGTTTCTTTAACTTGTATTCTCGCTACCATTCTTTTTAAGACCTGTGGTTTAATTGCCAATTGGTTTCTTGAGAAGATAGGTTTTACAAATCAAACTGTGGTTTATGCTATTAATCAAGTTTCAACCTTAGATGAGAGAGATGCAGAATTCCAGATCCTTGGAGTAACTGCCACTCTCGGTGCTTTTATTACCATGTTAGGAGTAGCTTTAAAAGCTCCTAACATGGATAGTAGAACCATCGGTGAATTTATCAAAGGATTAGGTCCGACAGGCAACTTCATTGAGAGTGTTCAGAAACACCTCAAAGATATTGTTTGTTGGATAGCCCACAAAATAGACCCCGAATGTCCTCTAGCTAAAGACCATGTCCTTCTTGACAAATGGTATGAAGTTAGATCTCGAGTTCGAGACAATTCCGTAGATACAGAGTTCAATACTAAATTATTGAACACTGATTTTGCGAAGAAGATCGTTGAAGATGGTCTTTGGTTAACAAATCACAAATTAGCCCTCACTACATTAGACGCCCTTTGTAGAGAGAAAAGTATAATTAATCAGATTTGTGAAGCTGCGAACGACCAAATGCATAAAGCCAATATTGCATTAGGAAATTCGCAGAATAGGCAACAACCAGTTTTTGTCTGGCTCCATGGCCCCCCCGGTCAAGGAAAAAGTGAAATGGTTCAAATCTTGAGGAAGAAAATTGTTGATGAAATGCAAAATGTTTATCCTTGGGAAACCTATTGGAGAGACTTTACTAATAACGATGGTTTGGTTTGGTCAAAAGCCAAAAACACAGACTATTGGAATGGTTATAGTGAACAACCCTTTTATCTTATGGATGACGCTGGTCAACTTTCCAGCCCAACCGCTATGGATGAGATGGTTAATGAAATCATTACATTAGTAAATGTCACCCCAGCTTCTTTGAATTATGCAGATGTTGACTCTAAAGGTAAAAATCAATTTACCAGTAGAGTTATATTTTGCACTTCTAATATGAAAAATTTTGCTCAGATAAAGATGGCTGATCCTGGAGCGTTAGCTCGAAGAATTAGCCATCCTATCAAGGTTTCTCGTATTAATACATTAGGTGAAGGTAGAATTACCAATGAGATGATTAATTCTTGTTGGCAATTAGATCTTACTAATTCCATTGGAGATAGTCCTAGCAATTTAAAGATACCAGGAATAAAATCTAGGATCATAACGATTGAAGATTTAGTTTCTGATATTTGTAAAAAGTTAGATCAATCCGGAAGGAAGAATTTTGCAGAGAGATTAGTTAGTGATTACGAATTTGTAGAAGTTGATATTTCACAAAGGAAGAAATCGCTTAAGGAAATAGCAAAAGATGCTGTGGAAGAGGAAAAACCCAATTCTATTCTTAATTGGTTTTCTTCTGCCCTCACTGTTGAAGAAGCAGATGTAGCTGATGAGAGTATATCTTTATATGAAATCGAAGACTTTGCTGAACTCCAGATGTTTTCTTTAGACGAAGTTAGAGCCGTTCCAAAGCCCGAAAGAGCTATTTGGGGCCCTTTGAAGTCTAGAGATATTCATTTAGGATATAGGCCTTTTGCGTCGAGAAGTATTTTCTCGTCCTTATTTGCCCAACCGTCTGAGTATACCTATGCCCTAGGAGATATAATTCCATTAGGCCAAACCTATATGAGAGACCTATGTACAGACATTTTAGATATGTCTGCATGGGGTTATCCAGGTTTGGGTTTGATTGAAGATACGCTTTTGGTATCCAAACAAGTTCCAAAGAAAGCTAATGATTGGATTGGTAGACTTACTAAAGCTGGACTCGGAGGTATTCATCTTAGAATATGGGATGCTACACTGAGACACTTGAGAAATACAGGTGTTGATGTAGTATCTTATAAGCATGCAAATGGTGGCTATAAAATAGCTACCGGTGCTATCTCAGATGCCCCTCTTATAACAGACATACAGCAGTACAAATCCCCTCAATCCCTTACCTTAGATTATATCACAGCTTTTAGAGTTCGTGCTTTGGTCTATTGGGGTTGGGATCTTCAATTAGAATCGTTGATATTGATAGCTTCTTTGTTGCTTCTTTTGACAGCAATATTGATAGCTGCATGTTCAGCAATTGGAATGAAGACCCCAGCAGGTTTCCAGACTCCTAAGAAAGATATGGATAGAATCGATATCTCTTGCGGTGGTACCTCAGCGCGAGAGAAAAGAGAAGGTAGAATGGCTAAAGAAGGTCATTTCGCAGAATTGCAAGCAGGCAATGTTGTGAGACAGGCTGCTACAATAGTGTGTAATAACTACATTGTTGAATTCATTTCAGATGAAGATAGTACTACTATTGCAGGTCTGTTTATGGATGAAAAGAATTTCTACTTTCCCTATCATGGATACGCTTACCTTAATGGCCCTTGCACTAAGATAATTTTGTATCCTGATTTCCCTGAAAAAGGATGCCGCACAGGTCTTTCTTTAGACCCTAGACAGTTTTCTGTGTCTAGGATCGAAGTTAAGAGAGACTTAGGCTGTATCCATTTCCGACAAGCACCCGTTGTTGGAATGAGAAGTATTTGGACTTTGGCGAGAAGCAAAAATGAGAGAGATCCTGATTTGCCCGTCGTTTATAGAAATTTATCCGCCGTTATTAATGGTAGGAGAATGTTTATGAGCGAAGGACCTTTCAGAGCGGATTTCACTAGAAATTCTGCTCTCAATTTTCGAATCACAGAACCCGGAAAGACCCCCTACGTGGACTCTAATTTAGATTACTATTTAGTGCCCAACGGAGAAGGTTATGCCGGATACTGTGGTTATGCTTACACCGCCCCAGAAGGATCTAACAAGCCTCTGTTAGGATTGCATATGGCAAGATTAGGAGTAGATTCCCTAGTAGTAGCCATATATGCAGAAGACAGAGATCCAGTACTTCAAGCCATGCCCCGTGGCTTGGAAGAACGAATAGATCCAACTATCCCTGGTCCCGATATAAAAGGAGCCAAATTTTTCGGACGAGTTGAGGGCACTCCCACGAGTGTCAATGACAGATCTGAATATCGACCTAATTTCTCACACCCTGAGGATATGTTTGATGTTAAAGTTAAACCTAATCTCAGGATAGAAGCGAGACAAAATAGAGCTGAAGCGACATTTAATTTTGGAGTAACACCCATCACTAGATTTCCTCAACTTAAATTGCCTGATTTCTATAGAAGTTTTCACGACCAACGAAAATTAGGCCTTTGTAGAAAGCTCACTTTTGAGGAAGCACTTTTTGGTGCCCCCGAAATTAATGTTCCCTCTTTTGCAACAGCTTCAAAATTCACAGGAATGTTCTTTGACAAGCCGAAGTCTGAATTAGTAGATTTTGATAATAGAACCTACCATCCAGATTTGAAAGCTAGAGTTATGGAATATTTTGACCAAGCTCGGCTTGAGAACATCCAGCCTGTTGCTCAGCACTTCCCAAAAGATGAGCTGTTAGACAGGGCAAAAGTTTACACTGATACCCCTATGTGCAGAATAGTGAATGGACATGATTTAGCTTACAACATTGCTTTAAGAATGTTGTTTGGACATTTGATTCAAAATGTCATAGATCATGCTCTTTTCGGAGTTTGCACAATGGGTATTGACCCTGTGTCTTCAGATTGGAAATTTGTTTATGAGAAATTCAACATCCATCCCCATGGAATAGGAGGAGATCTCAGTAAACAGGAAGCCACTACAGGAGATGAATTTAAGGAAGCTTTTAAAGTTTTCATCAGATCTTGTATGGATTCCGATCCAGACTTAGACACAATTATAGACAACTTCTTAGACGGATTGAACGGATTTTATTTTCTATCTGAAGGTTTTCTATATTTTACTATGAGAGGACATTCCTCAGGACATTTGTTGACTTATTTATACAATTGTTTTCAGGTTTGGACTGCTCATAAACTCATTTTCCAAGACACTTTGCCTCAACTGATTTTTGAAGAACATGTTGCTCTTAGAGTTGGAGGAGATGATTCCATAGGAACTGTCTCTGAAGAAGCTAAGGAATTCAATATGTTATCTTTAGAAATTGGTTTTCGTAAACTATTTGGAATGAAGTATACAGGTCCAGAAAAAGATAAAAAGATTTCAGCCTTTCTTCCTAGAAATGAATGGGTCTTCTTAGGACGAGAATTTATCGTCGAAGGAGACAAGGTCATTGGAAGGCTAAGGATGGAAGCTATTTATGGAATGCTGTGTTATCATAGACCCATTAAAGGTCTTGAGAAAGCAGCTTGTATACAAATTAGAACTGACGCAGCGTTGCGCGAGTTGGTTCTTTATGGAGTGTCCACATTTAACTCTGTAATCAAGATGGTTAGTCCCAGATATGGAAAAACATCTCTGAAACCTAAATTTGGAGCTTTCGCAGAAGTCCAAAGGAAGGTTACAGCAGGATGGAACCGTAACGATCACTCGGAGTTCGTCAGAACTGCAGTGCCCGCTAAGGTTTTCCAATAATCATCTTTCGGGCCTCATGAGTGCCCTTAAACTCATGTGACGACCATACTCGTCATGTCCCTTAGTATGGAAAACAACCCAGGTGACAATGTTGCCTTTTCTTGTGTCAGGTATAATTATGTAGAACCGACAAGAAAGAATAACCCCGTCTGATTAGCTACATCTGATCTAGACCCCGATTGGTAAGAAATTGACTTGTTTCTTTCCCGTTTAAAATCAAATTAAGTTAGCATTGCCCAAACAACCAGCGTCGAACCTGAACGGCTTCAGGAAACCCAATTGACTGTTATTGAAACTATTGAACAAATAAAAGTCGATACCGTTGCGAGAATACCATATGATCCAGATCCTTACGCAGACAAAACACCGACAAACGTTCTCGAAAGAGAATTTTTGTTGACTAAATTAAGTCTAAGTACAGGTCAAGATACCTCCATATGGCCATTTGAGCTGCTGTTGAAACAGAAAACTATTCAAGATTACCTTAAACTATTCGGTCTGCTTAAATCAGACATGAAAGTTAGAATAGTAATCATGAGTACTTCTATGCAATATGGATTTTTATTAGTATCAAAATTGCCTTACATGCAAGATGATACTTCTTTCAAGACTAATGCTCAACTATCACAAGCTGACTGTGAGATTCTGTCAGTAAACCTACAACAAGGATGCGAAATGCACTTGCCCTATCTGAGTCCCTATCAGATGTTTCCGCTAGCGCAAACTCGTGCTCCTACCCCAACCTACTTGCCTAAGCAATGGAGGATTAATATTAAGAATTTTATCACCACTGCTTTGTCGAGTACAACTTCCGATGCTATTTCAGTTGATGTGTTCGCTTCCTTTTCTAGACCCGTAGCCAGTGGTTACATAGAGAATGAAGCTAACTTTCAGTCTTCTGACATGGCATCCAATGTTGCAGCTAAGTTGTTCGATCATGCCCGTGGTCAAGCAACCAATTGGTTGTATAAGAAAGGATCTTCCCTTATAGATCAAGGCTTTGAATATGCTGATACCTACTTCGGTGGGGATTCAGCTACAGTAGAGCCTGATATTGCCAAGCCAGTCAAACTTGACTTGGCTCAAGATATTTCTACACCCAAATCTGGTGGTAGCATTCCCTTTTGTGTAGCATTAGGAGATGCTACTACTAAGATGTACCACCAAACCAAGAGAGATCAAGATACTTCACTGAAGAGTATTGCTTTGCAACCCACTTTAGTGAATCTATTTTCTTTTGCTGCTGCAGGAGACACTACCTCAATACCAGCATATATCTTGGCTTACCCCGAGACTTATGCTGCCTATTTAGCTAGGAGTTTCAAGTACTTTAGAGGAGGTACTCAGATTCTTCTCAAATTCTTTGGTTCTCCGCTTACTGCGACGAGAATCCAAATTATGTTGAGTCCTTTAGGATCAGACACCTCTTCGGATCTCAATGTAGGAGATTTGCCTTCTTGGGTGGTAACACTCAAAGGAGACAATGATTTTATGTTAGATGTCCCTTATCTTCAGACTACCATGTGGTCGGAGACTTTCAATCAATTCTTTGAGCCTAAGCTCATTGTGAGAGTCCTCGACGACTTGCCTCAACCGTATGATGTTACAGCTCTGTATCATTGTGCTGTTTTCGTGGCAGCCTCTGGAGATTTTGAGTTGGCCGGATTACAATCATGTGTTCCCACCGCAACTCTCCAATCCCTCTCAGCTCAATTTGCTAATCCTGCAAGGAATGCAATGGCGAGCTATCAGGGGGGAATCCACGATGTTTATGACGTTCTGAGCCGTTTCTCTAGTAGAGACCCAGAGCCGACTAACATCTTTCCTTTCCCCCTCCTGATTGCGGATCAAGCAGACATGGTCACAAAAGATAATTTCGATTATTTTGCGAATCTGTTTGGTTTTTATTCAGGAAACACCCGTGTGAAAGTACTTTTCACCAAAGCCCCCACCTCAGGATTATTAGCTTTAGAAGTTGTTAATTCTAGACAACATGCGTCTGGAAAAGCTTTCAAAGCTGGTAATTCCATGCTCATCTCTAGTCAGGCTGTTTGGCCAATACTAGAACTTGAGTATCCCTACCAATCTATGGTGGAGATGGATTCTGTTAGAACACCTGTGGGAATGTACAATATGCAGTACGATTTCACTACTTCAGTTTCAGCTCTTTATTTAGCTGCAACCAAAGATTTCCGACTTTTCTATCTCTTCCCTACTACCCAGGTAGCTGAGTTCCAACATGGCATCCCTCAACTAGACATTGAACAAATGGTCTATGTTGATGAGGAGACAAGTGTTATGGAAGAAGAATTTGCTGTTTTTCAATCTCGAGTCAATCGAGGATGGAAAACATCAGGAACATTCACTATGACACCTACTGATGCCTATAAGAACACATTGGCCTTCACCCACACATTCTTTGTACCCACTGCATTTGAGTTGGAAGTTGACGTGTTTAGGATCGCAGGAACAACTGGAGACACCTTCACCATGTCTGTACAGCCTTCCGCTGTAAACGCCTTGGACACAGGGGGTTTCTCTGATTATGCTGCCATTTCAGGTATGATTAGGTGGGAAGATGTTTATGGCACTTCTAGCAATGTAGTTACTAAGAAGTGGAGTTGTATATGGGACCCTCAATCCGTACCAGCAAACTCTACCCATTATGTCAGCTGCATGGCCTATCAAGCTCTCTCTGGAGCTTCGTACGACATCAACTGGACACTATATGCTAGACCTCTCACTAATGCGACCATCCTCTATTCACCTGTTGACTTATCCTCTTACGGGAAAGTTGCCATCAATGATGTGGATATTTCCACTCAGACTACGCAATTGGGTGTCCATATAGCTTCGCTATATGGCACTTTACCCGTTCAGGATGATTCAATATTGGATGTTTCCATTAGAGGAGTTGAAATCTTCAATCAGTTAACCCCTTTGGAGATCATCACTCCTGAATATGGTTGGGTTGCCACTAAAATAGAGGATGTTAACATTCTCTCTCAGACCACGCCCCTAGCTACCACTTGTCCATCAGGAATTACCATTTCCGGGACAGTTTTAGTTGAAGGACCTGAGGATCCAACTTACCCTGTGTACACCACAAGCTTTCATTAGATTAGCCCCTTTCGACCATGATAG